GTAATAGGCGAACACGGCGAAGAAATAACGGTTAGCATGGAGGAAGCCATGGCAAAGGTAAGATCGACAAGAGATTCGATGTTAGAGATGTATGTCGATTACTATCAATCAAAACCTATGCTCTGGAACAGCTTGACCGCTGATCAGCAACAAGAGCTCGCAGATTACAGGCAGGCATTGCTCGACTGGCCTGAGACGCTTCAAGAGATATATGGAGAAACCCCGCCCAATTCATACGCCAAGCACCAGCCATCACAACCCCAGTGGTTTGAGTCGCATCCCCGTGGAATCATGTTCCCATAGGCTGTCATGACTGACAACTTTATGAACCAAATATGAGCAGGATGGCCCAATGTCGAAGAAGAAAGAGGCCGTTCCAGACGAAGAGAATGTCGAAGAAACCAGAGAAGTCACAGCTGAGGAGCTGCTCGGATTGTTCAGACAATCAGAAATTAGATCAGCTGACAGAATGATTTTCCTCCGGTCTTTCGAGAAGTTTTACAACGATGTAAATAACGCCAGAAGCGTTCTATTGAGGGATTTACAGGAAATCAACACCCAGATTAGTGCACGTAATATGGGCGGTATAACGGGTGACGCAGCTGAAATTGGTGCTGAGACCGCTGAAGAAGAGTGAATCATACATAGTGCTTAAGGACAATTGTCCTCCGTGTGCTTCTTGATAACTATGGCGAACACGCTATTCAAGGGTGATTTGGCGGAGGTCTCCTTCGGTAAAGAGACGGGACTGAGGGCCAACGGATACACAGGACAGACTAATTGGAGTCACCTATCTACGACAGGGAACGAGAGCACACTGACATTTGGGAACAACAACTACTGGGTCAGCGGTGGGAACATTCTACTTCCAGACAACGTATTGGTAGGCAGCACTCTGAAGATCGAGGGC